GGAGTTTTCCTACCATTGCAGGTGTTAGGCGTTTTATGTCTAAGAGATTTGGGATACAGATCGTTTGAAATCCCTGAACTTTTCAAAAAAGTGGATGATTGTAGTGAGGCGTTTATATAGATCTGGTCCAAGATCAAATTTAACTAGGTCCTCTACTGAATCAAAGTAAATCAGGTCTACATGTTTCAATTGATCAACATTGAATATGTAGTCAGTAAATGTGTAATGTACACTGTCAAAATCTTCACCCTCCCACGTTCTCAAAACATTTTTGATGTGTTCCAATCCAAGGTGTTTCGAAATAGTGTTTACTACACATAGCTTAGCAATATGTACCAATCGCTTACATGTATAATCGTCTATATCACGATCCCATAATCGCTTCATGCGATCGCGATTCTTCCCCCCATCTTCTTTTACACATTCAGAAAAATTGGATATGAGTATTTCTGCTTTCTCAATATTTTCGTCGTTCATTATCCAATTATTCGCGAGGTCTTTTAAATTTTTGATGTTTATGTCATGTTCTGATAATCGACAGAAACATCCTAAATCTTTCAATATACCCATTCTACTATCACTTCTATATTTTTTAAGCCTTACGCGTTCGCAGGCTTGTTGTTAGGCTTCGCGTTGTTGGCAGGCTTGTTCGCGTTGTTGGGCTTGTTGTTACCGTTGTTGGGCTTGTTACCATTGTTGTTGGGCTTGGCATTGATGTTAGGCTTGTTGCCATTGTTGTTGGGCTTGGCATTGTTGTTAGGCTTGTTGCCATTGTTGGGTTTGTTGTTGGGCTTGTTGTTGTTGGGCTTGTTACCATTGTTGTTGGGCTTGGCATTGTTGTTAGGCTTGTTGCCATTGTTGTTGGGCTTGTTGCCATTGTTAGGCTTGTTGTTACCATTGTTGTTGGGCTTGTTGCCATTGTTGGTGGGCTTGTTGTTACCACCGTTCGCAGCACGCGCCTTGTTAATAGCGTCCGTCGCTAATTTGAGAGCGATCTCACGGAGCTTCTTGGCACCGTTGTTGAGGGCGTTGTTCGCGGGCTGGTTATTATTAGCCATGATCGTAATATACTAATTAGTAAGATTATTTTTCCTCATCCCCTTTTTTTTCAATACATTTTTCAGTTCAGCCATAAGTGCCGCACGCTTAGCATTTACGGGGGGTTTCCTGGGTGGTGGAGGGGGAGGTGGAGGAGGGAGAGGTGGTCCACCCCCTGTACGCATAGTCATTTGAGGACTGGGACCCACAATAGTTCTACAGATTCGAACAACTTGCTGAGCATTCTTGACACTATTTTCAAAATTTAATCTAATTTTAGCGCGAAGTTCCTTAGCAGTTAGTTTTACCCGTTTACCACGAACATCTTTAGTAACTCGCAGACCAGCTTTCTTAGCCTTCTCCTTGAGATCCTTGTACTGCATATTACTATAGGTAAATATAAAATAAAATTCCTTCTGAAGATATAAAGATAGTAAACTCATGAATCATAAGATGGGTGATGTTACTGAACTAAAGATCATGATTACTCGTGTACTCATCCCTAGGATACGACAGTTAGAAAGTGAAGTAGAATCTTTGAGAAAACACACATGGCCCTATGTGCAAGCTCGTAAGGAACATCATGAACTAGACGACATGGAAGCTAAGATGGATTTTTTCAAAAATTTGGACGATGACACGATCAAACAACTTTTGGAAATCAAATCTAGACTGCGTAGAGGTTCAAATCTTCAGCACAGGGAATTTGACATGATTACATTTAGGAATTTGGAGAATAATTTCTGTTAATACTTTATATAATGAACACAGTAGCTTTATCTAGTGCTTCATCTGGTTCAGTTGGACTGTTATTTTCAGTGTTGGTGATGAGTTATTTATCTGGAATGGATGGTCCATTACCAAAGATAGCGTTAGCATGCTGTGCGTGTTCAACTTGCTCGGGTGCGTTTAGAACTATACAGTATCTCTTACATGGTTTAGTTGGTATCAAAACATATTACCAAATACAGGATTAAAATCTCAGAGTATATTAAATCACTCACGATGGGTGCCGCATTATCCTCCCTTTGGTTCTTCATAAGCCCAATTCCAGATATATCAAATAAGGGTAAGTTCAAACAGGTTTCATCTTTCATGATGTCTGTGAGCTGTATGTTTACGATGCTCTTACTCTACTGGGGTAAGCAATTCTATGATATGCACCCTGGATTCCCCGTTCCATTCCCACCATGGTTCTTCCCAGGTATGCTAATACTTATGTGTAGTTGTTGCTGCTCAACCCTCAAACTTTTGGGTCAGGCAAGAAAGATCGGTAACAAGAAGTAGATTAAAAGAAGTTATCAGTGCGATACATCTTAACCCCAAATGAACCAGTCTTACCAGTGATTGAGACTGTTTCATTTCCATATAACTCACCACATCCGATATCATCCATACAGTCTCTAGCATTATGGCTTATAGGTATAGGGTAGATCTGTTGACCGGGTGTAGTAGTGTAATAATGATACCGATCGCGACGACCACGCACCTCTTTACCATATAGGGGTAATGTAGTTTCATTAGGTCCAGTTAATATACCCATTTGCTGCATTTGCCCGGGTTTGTATTTCTTGATGGGTGGTCCCCTAAACTCTGGTTCTCGGCGCACACTTACTGGGCGTGGTGGTACTGGAAGAGAGGGTTGGGTCTGAATTTTGACAACCCTGGGATTATACCACATGTAAACGAGAGTAAGAACTAGAACGAAGAGGATAGCGGAAAGCATCTGAGTTTTCGTCTTGTTCTTCATTTATTATAGTTAAGGAAAATCTTTCCAAATAAGATATGAAGATACTAGCGGTAGATATCGGGTATCACAACATGGGTTTAGTTTTAGCCGAGTCCTTGACTGGTCCAAGTATTACGATTGAATACATGAAAAAGGTAAGTTTAGAAGACTACAAATATTTAAAGACCAATGACTTTGTTGACCTAGTTCCTTTATTTGTGGAAGATCATCAACACCTATTTGATATGGCTGAGAAGATACTCATAGAGAGACAACCCCCGGGTGGATTTACGAATATTGAGATTCTTTTACATTACATGTTCAGAGATAAGGTTAAACTTATTTCACCTGTGAGCATGCATTTACATTTTGGTATAAGAAACTTGGATTACGATGAGCGGAAAGAGCGGACTATAAGTCTAGCCGAAAGATGTTTGAAAGAGGAAATTCCATACGAAAGGAAACACGACATAGCTGACGCTGTGTGTATGATTATGTATGACAATTTTAAATGTGCGACTCATATATTTGATCGTTTTAGGTATCGTCCACCTTCTTCAACGACTTGAGTTCATCATTAATAATCATAAGTGAATTCTTTATAGCTTCCATAGCACCAAAGACCTCATTCGTATTTCCCCTGTCAACAAAGTCCTGAATTTTATTGAGATTGTGTTCGATTGATTCTTTACTAAGACGAGCATCTTCCTCCATTCTTTTTTTGGTTTCTTGGAGACGAACTATTTTAGTATAAATTGAATCTCTGTCAACCATGAAAGATTTTGTTAGGGTTTTGATATCTTTTTTGAGAGCATCTTGCTCTCTGTAAAGTTCTATACGAGGTGTTTCCGTTTTCCCCTGTTCAATATTCTTTTGAAGTTCATGTATCTTAACTAAAATTGACTCTTTATCCTTAGTAAATACCTCATACTTCTCCTCTACGATCTTTTCGAGACGAGTAATTTCAGTATCCATTATAAGAGATTGACAAATTTTTATGAAAATAATCTGTGCACATAATAAATGCCTAGTTCCAAGCAACTTCAGGATGCGCGTAAAAAGTTAAAGAAGACTCCTAAACCCAAGGGTAATTCACCTAGGATACCATCTGCTGCGCTCCTCCGTATCATCAAGTCGGATCCCAAGATTAAGCGTAACAAAGAATTTGTAAAGCGTGTCCATGAGTTAATCAAGAATGGTAAGTAAAATACCATTTAGACTACCCTCATAGCAGGAATCTTCTTACCATCCCATACTTTGAAAATATCATTGATGATGTTATCAAAGTAACCAAGACGATACTGAACTATACCCCACAAAATGAAGAATACGGTCTTCGTGAGATGATTAATCTCATTTTCCTCCATTTTGTATATTGGACCTACAACCCTTCCCATAAAGGTTTCTTCTTTTTTCTGACCCGTAATAACCATTTCTGCTTGAGTCAATGCACAGGTATCGTCATTTACTGACCAGTGATAAAAAATAAATGGAATTAAAAGTGAGTAAAATTCCAAATTTCTCCTGTCATTGGTAAAGGGTACTACTAGGATGAAAATAAGAAACACAAGATGAATGAAAAAAATAATGTTCATCTTATTATAAGATGAGTGAAGAAATTAATATGGAAGAAACATGGAACGAATATCACGAGAGTATACTTCGCCAATGGGGTGAATCCTCTGCATGCTACCGTTACATGCATCACCGCGCCTTTCTGATGTTCAAGAAACTGTCTCTTCGCTTCAATTTACCAGTGATTGTTTTGTCAACAATAACAGGTACGGCTAACTTTGCCCAGTCCACGCTGCCACCAGCCATTCAACCCGCGGCACCGTCATTGATTGGCGGTTTGAACCTTATAGCTGGACTCATAGCCACTATCATGCAGTTCTTGAAAATACAAGAGTTAATGGAGAATCATAGAACTGCTGCGTTAGGTCACGGTTCCCTGTCACGTAATATTAGATTACAATTGGCTTTACCCCGCGATGAACGTAAGAAAGAGGGTCTTAAATTCGTCGAAGAGTGTAAAACTACATATGATAGTCTACTTGAACAGTCACCACCTATACCCAAACATATCCTACTTAACTTCGAGAAGGAATATCCTATTGACGGTATATTTACCAAACCCGAAATCTTAGATGTGCGACCAATTCCATTCTTAAAGCCTCCTAAGACCACTACACCTATACGAGCCATGACCCAAGATACTCCATTTGAGAAGATCGGTAGAATGCTTTCACCTACTGAGCAGGAAGTGGAGGAAGAGGAACTTGAGGAAACTGAAGAGTATGAAGAGGAAGAAGAGACAGACGTCGAACAAGGTACGCCAAAAGAATAAACATTAGAAGATTGGTAAGGATTGTGGATACAATGAATGGTAAAATTTTCTTTCTTAAAGGTTTTACGATTCTTTCATGTAGTGCGTCATTTTTGAGTACCAAATCTATGGCCTGATTAGTAAGATCATCTATGGATTCCTTCATTAAAATAGTTGAGCAAAAAAAAAGTCCCGTCGTAACGACGATACACACTAAGCAGATAGATCTAATTCGTAGATACATTAAAGAAGGCAAGAATGTATTTATTTGTGGACCCCTAGGAGTGGGCAAAACCTTCATTTTGGAGAAAGTGTTGGAAGGGACCAATCATATAGAATTACTTCCTCATCATCTGAAAAGAGAATCACATTTTTTACCATTTATTAAACCCTCTACTAAACATGTATTCATAGACAATTATGATAGCACGTTTAAATCTGTGATAGAACAGGTATCCGATGGTAATAATTTAACACGTGGATCTTTACTCGTGACAACAATAACTATGTGTATGTATCCAAATTTTGAGACAGTTATGATACCTAAACACAAACCTGATGTTCTCTTAACCCTAACCGAAAATCAAGGGAGGGAGGCCTATGAAGCAGCTGTTAGATCTCAAGGAAACATTCGTAGCTTTTTCACCTAACTGGAAGGTTTTGATGAAATGGATGAGTTTAAGACCCCTAAAGAGTTTATAGCGGATGTGTTGAGTGATCCAGGTCCTATAAAAATTTTAGACTCTATAGCCGAGCATGGGCACATGTGGGACATCTTTCAAGAAAACTACATTGACTCAAAAGGTGTAGATTTAATTAAATCCACTGTTTCGTTCTCCGATGCCGATGTGTATGATACCTATATTTATCAGTCAGGTAATTGGAATCTAATGCCATACTTTGTATTACACGCTTTAACTTTACCAAAGTCAGCCCTCGGTGAACCCCTGAATAAGGATAAGATACGCCCCGGGTCATGTTGGACAAAGTTAGGAAATTACAAG